TGTGAATAATAATATCTGAATCTAGGCTAAAGAAATAATCTGGTTGATATTTTCTTACTTCACCCAAAAGAGTATTTCTTAAACTGACCATATTGTGATACTTAGACATTGTCCACTGTCTAGACTTGGGATCGTGCTCATGGTGAGCAAGATCATCTTTGACTACAATGTCAACAAATCCAATTGAATTTTTTGAAACTTCTTTCCATCTATTAATCATGGAAATAGTTCCTTGATCGGAAGAGGATACGACAAAAATAAAACCTACATCGTTAAGAGAGACTGACTGTCTTTCAATAGCCATTGCCCAATATGGAAAAATCCATTCTCTTTTATATATAGGACAACCTATAATTAGTTTCATTTTTCTTCAGTTGTTTTTGTTTCTTTTTTGGCAACTGGTTTAGCCACTGGCAAAACTTCTTCTTCTGCAGCTTCTGCAACTTGAACTTGCTTTTGCAACTTAGGCTCCTCAACAGCAACTGGTGTTGGTGCTGATTCTTCTTCTTCTAATTCTAATTCATCTTCAAGAGCATTAAAGATGTCCATGATTCCGTTGATCACGTCAACAAGAATTGTAAGAGCCATGCGGCTCTGACCATTTCCTACTGCAATTTCAAAACCTTTTACTGCGTCATCTTCTCTAAGGTATTGCTTAGAAGTGTCTGATGTTATAATGAATGGCATTATTCCTCGCTCTGAATCGTTAAGTTTGATTCTTCTATCTTAACATCATATTGCTCTTGGAGCAAGTTCTCAACAGTATTAATCCAATCAGGATCTGATCTTTTTATATTTGGAGAAGTCTTTCTTCCATTTTGATTTTGTGGTCTAATAACATTGCCAACACCTTTTCTTTTTGAGGGTGTATTTCTAGAACCTTTTTTAGCTGGCTCCTGTTTATCGCCTGCAGCTCGATTAGCGGGAGGATTAGCTGCAGCTTGTGCGTCTATCATATCTTTTTGTTGATCCACTTGAATTGCGCTGAATAAATCATCCATATTAGCTTCAGGATCTATTCCCATTTCAGTTCTTGCCTCAGTTAAAGTAATTAATGAACTAACATATTTTTGAATGATATGTGTTTCTTTCTTTACCTGAGTATCGGTATCTATTTCATTGAACTTAAAGTAGCATCTGTCAGACATCGATGATTCCATAGGATTTTCAATTGGATCAAATCCACCTTCAAATAAAAGTTCATTGAATATGTGTAATCTAACCATCTCGGCAAATTGCTTTTGGAATTGCTTGATCTTGTCATAAAGCGATGTGTCTAATCTTTCTGACATAGATCTATTTCCACCATTCATGGTCATGCCAAGGTGATGCGGAGCAACGCCTAAACCAACAGACACTCTTTCTTTAAAGTGTTGCAAATAGTTAGTTGCATCAAGGCCTTCTTTGCCAACTCCAATTACATCGACATCGTGTCTGTACGGAAGAATCAATCCACCTTCAGATCTTAAGTTTTCTATTTCTGAAGCGGCTTTTTCTATTTCATCTGGCTCTGCTGGTTGATCAGCTGTTCCAATAATGTATTTGTATAAAGGAAATAACTCTCTGTGAACAAGATTTTGAATATCTTCTTCCATCTGTCTTAAGGCAACTACGTCATCCATTACGTTAGACAAGTATGGCGTACCAAAAGCTCTGCCTGGTTTTCTGTCAAAGAATAAATGTATTACTCTGTCAGCTGACCAAACTGGGTCTCGATCAGTAGGAGCATAAGTCAATGGATCTGTTCTTTGCAAATAGGTCTTAGGTCTATTATGCTTATCTCTCATAATTCTTACTTGCTCAGTAGGAATTAAATAATAACCAACTATTGGCTGAGTAGAACTTACTGGAGTAAGATTTCTTGGAAAATAATCATTTAACTCTCCTCTTGCTTTTACGGCAAAGACGTTTGAGAATTTTATTAGCTGATCTGACATTTCAATGAGGAAATCCAAGAATGGTCTCTTCATTGCCATTTCCATATAATCTATTCTTTGGTATAGGTAAGAAACAGCTTCTTGATTTTCTCCAACTATTTTCCAGCCTTCTTTCCAAAACAGATCTTTATATTTTGAAACAGCTTGCTTGACATAGGAGTCAGTATCTACTGCTTGAAGGATTCTTTCAAAGTCATATGGGGATGGCTCAAAGTTACTTCTACCTGCGTAGTAATAGTTTGTTCCTTGATACCCAAGAGCCAAGGAGGCTACCTTGAATATTTTGCTTATTGACTTTGAGTCTTCTGGATTTACCTTTTTAGCAACAAAGTCCCCTGCGGACTCGTCATTGCGTACAGGAAAATATTTTTTAATAGCCATTCTTTAGCCGCCTAAATACGAGGGAATACTAAGATATAGTAGACCTTTATATTAATTTAATTAGCTTCTTGGTTTAAATTGCTAAGAGTCTTCTGCAAAATAATGGTTTTTACCCACTCGAGCCAAAAAACTGTATCTGATTCAGGGAAATCGCTCTTGTATGCTACGTTGGCTTCTGAAAGAGTAATTTCAATTTTAAATTCTTTTTTAGCCTCTGGCACTACTGCTACTTCTTCACTCATGTGATAATTATCCTTTTGTTTTAAGTTTTGATACTAAGTATTATTACAGCTAGTATAGCAGCTGTTTTTGCTGCCTTTCATGTAAAGTAAGTTATTTTTTTTTTAAAAATGTATCATTCGTTTTCTGGTGGCAAAGAAAAATCTTCTCCATTAAAGATCCATCCAGAAACAACAACATCTTTTTGATCTTCTTCAAGTTTTATGACTTTTGGATCAGAGGACAAAGCTGCTACCCATTGAGCTAAATTATTTTTGTTCATTGGTATTACCGCAGCAACTTCATCGTCTACAATAAAAGCAAAATATTCATAGTCTTCTTTTTTTGGGGCGGCCATTATATTCTCCTATTTTAGATAACAATTATACCACAACATTCGCAGTTTGGACCATTACAGAAAGTGTTCGTTGAACAGTCAGCATACGTTGTTGTGTAACTTAAGCATGGCCCGCAACCGCAGCAACTTCCATTAATAACTGTTCCTGGAGTACATGTAGCCGGTGGAGTAGTTGTTGTGCCACCAGACGGTGGAGTAGTTGTTGTGCCACCACTGCTAGATCCTCCACCTATCGTCAAAGCATATTGAGTTCCATTTATAACTATGTACGGGGCTCCTGATACTAGTCTAAATTCAAATCTATCGGTTTCAGAATACTGATAGTTAATACCATCTGGTCGAATAGTAAGAGCAAAGTCAGGGCCACTACCTGTTCTAGCCCACCTTGCGTAATAAGCATTATACGTTCCAACTGCGACATATCCTGGAGACACTCCGGCATCAACAAAAATTCCACCTGTTGGACCACCAGTTGCTATTGATGCTGGTCCCGCGCCAGGACCTACAGTCATTGAGCCGTTATAACCTGCTCCAGATGTAAGATTGTCGCCAATAATATCCCAACCAGCTATCTTGCCAGAAGTAGCTTGAATGGATCCTTTTACGCTAAAAGACTCACTTCCATCCCAGTAAATAAAATTGTCTACATTGCCAACTCTAAATTCTGATGTAGAAATTGTATTGCCGGCAGTGTCACTCTTCCAACGGTTATTGGCATCAATGTATACTGAACCTGCTTTTAATGTTCCTCTAATTGAAGCTGTTGAGAACTCTGCTCTTCCGTCACCGCTAATTACCCAGCCAGTTGTTCCAGAAGTCCAAACTCCAGTATTGTTATTATAGGCGCCGTTATAGTTAGATGATCTTATGATTGCCATATTTGCTGGAGCCACGATGTTTGACTGAGCACCTTGTTGTTTCAAAATTATTTCATGTGCACCAATTGTTCCAGCTGTAATTTTTGCAGCTGTTAAATTAATAATATGAGAACCTTGAATCATGTCTGTAGCTGTCGAAGCTTTAAGGCCAGAACTTGGAGTCCAACCACTTTCATTACCGGAAGTGTCAATGGTCTTTACTCGCCCATAATAAATAACATCAGTTTGTGCTGTATCGGGATTAGCTGCGTTGCTATTGTCTGGAACGTCTACTGCAAAAACAGATGATGTTACCGTTCCTGAAGAAATAAGTGTTGTGCCAAGTGCATCTGAATAAAGTTCATATTTATAACCATTAACATCTAGCTCTACCGTTGGCTCAAATTGGAACATAACAGATTTATAATTTCCATAAATATAAAATGTATTTATATCTATTGCACCTGGAATAGTTTGATCTCTTGGAGTATGGATTCTAATTGATTCATATGGATCATCTATCGCGGATATTTCAGTATTTTTAACCCTTAGCGCTACAAGATAATCTTGATCAGGTTTTAAGCCTGTTATTGTTTTAACTATTTTTGCCATTATTTCACACTACCCGTTGTTTTAAAAGATATGCTTGGGTTAATTTCTTCTTGATCGATCTCTAGCAAATAGTTTTTAGAAAAAGAATAATTTTCTATTTTTATGTTATTGCCTGTAGAGCTTGTGTTCTTGTTTGATTTTACTTCAATTTCAAAAGTAAATTCTCCATATATTTCATCATAAGTTGAAAACATGTTTAGATCTTCAACACTAAACGTATATATTAATTGGTTTTCCTGGGTTGTTGATGCGTACAAATCTAATTCTATATTTCCTTTTACAATACTTTGACCAGCACCATTGGCTGAAGTCTTAACTATTTTTAAAGTTGCTATTCCAGAACTTGGACTTTTTTCTGCGTATATTTTTAAGTTTGGACCTGAAAAACTTCCCATTAGTTTTGAACCAGGAGTTGAACTTTTTTTATTACTCCAAATTCCAGTATCACCTAAATAGCTTATATTTGCAATTCTTGCGTTTAAAGAATCTCCAGTGACTACGGTTGAATAAAAGTTTATACTGTTAGATGATCCTTGAGTTTCACTTCCTATAAAATTTGCTCCACCTGGGTTAGTGGTTGCAACATAGCTGTTACCCGACAATGACAAATATTGTATATCATCTTTGTGGTAATAGATATAGTAATTACCTAATGGCTTTTCGCTTGCATTAACAGCTGTAACTGATTTGAACCATAGATTATTCTTATAGCTAGGTAATAGTGGCGTACCGACCAATAAGCTTTGAGTAACTGTATACGCAGTATCCGTTTCATAAACCACCACGTAGGAGTCTGAATCAGCTTTATTTTTGATAAGACCATCTTCAAAATAATAATATCTATTCAAGTCTAGATCATTAAGATTAACCTGTAGCCAATCTCCAACTTTTAAATGTTCATTTAAGTGTGGAAATATTATCTTTCTTCTTACAGGGGGAGTTATTGTTGCTGAAGATTTTGTATAAGTAAACCAAGTCATATTTATACCTCATTATACAATATTTCAAACTCATATGAGTTTAATTTATCATCTTCTATTTCTACTTCGAATGTGGCATCAAAAATTACACCGCCACCAGTTAAAATGCTTTGAGTTAAATTGGTTAAAGTTAAATTGCTATAAGGGCTAGTCAAAGCTGAATTATAATAATCATCTCTAGCAGATGAATAATCTATAGCAGATGCGCTGATTGGCATCGATCCATCAACACCAGAGTGTGAGTGATTAGACACCACTATGCCACCAATCTTTACCCCTTCTGCTACATCAATATCTCCAGTGATTATCCCACCATCTCTTCTTAGATATTGCGGATGAGCGTCCCCGTCCAAATCATCAAGGTCACCATGAGACGATCTTAGGTCCATTCTTTTTTCAGAATCAATAGGAATGTCAAAGAATATTTGTTTATATTTTTCTAATTCTTCTGTTTCTACGGTAATAAGAACCTTTATTCTTTGTGCGGCCAAAGATTCTAACTGGGTTATGTAGTTTACATACCTTCTCTTAAGTCTTATCATTTGGGAAAGAGCATCTAGCTTTTTGCTCATTTGTGCTCTTCTTTCGACATAGTCAGAAGTAACAGAGCCTAAGTTTCCTGTTATAGAATTTCTTGCTACAATTATTTCGCCAAGTAAAGTTGGACACTCATTTGCTATAGCTGTTGTTGTGAAGTCTAACATTAATGGTTCTACAACCTTTGACTTAAAGCTAAGAGCTGGCAATAAGTAGTTAGAGTAAAACACGCCACAGGTATCTACTGTATCTCTTTTTAGGCCATTAGATAAAGATTGTATTTCTGATATATACGAGTTTATTTTGATCGAAAAAAAAGCTTGGAATTGGGCTGCTTGTTTTTTAGAGATTTGATCCAGTTCGGATTGGGGAATTGATGTGGGCGGGTCTGTGATTTCCTTGGCAAGCTGTTTCGTATAGTGGAGTGCTGTTTTTGCCCAATCGGATAAGTGCCTTGCAATTTCGCCTTCTGTTTCATCCCTATATTCCTCCCCAAATTGATGTGTAACTATATTCTTAATTGTTAATATTTCGTTTCTTAAATATGACAATACTTTTTTAGTTTCCGCCAAATGACCAAAAGATGTGTAATTTATTGTTAGATCATATTGCTTAATTAGTTCTCTACATGATCTACAGAGGTGCTTAGATGCATATTGATATTCTGTATATGGAATAAAATTTGGAAAAGAGAGTAGGCTGGCTTTTTCGTTATGCTTTAGAGCATCTTGCCACACGGCCTTATGTGAATTCTCTAAATCAATATTGCAATAGGCATTGATATTTACTTGGTCTAGGTTTGATTCTATTTCTTTTAACAACTGGGTAATCACAGACTCACAGTAATAAACATTATTTCTTACTTCTGTAATTGCCGGATGAGACAAGGTTGTTATATACCTTGTGTCTGGACTATTATTCCCATACATGCTATTTATAGAATTTCTAGTTCCAAGCGAAAGAAGACTTGATGACTCGTTTGCTGTATCGGAAAATACATCCTCTACAGGATTACTTTGTCCTAAACCATATTGTGCCATTAGAATGTCTTTCTTTTAATCTTTGAATTAGATCTGCCACCAAAAGATTTTTTATAACCAAATTTTGATGGCATAAGTTTATCTGCTCTTCCAGTTAAACCAGTTCCTATTTTATCATCTTTATCGTCATCATTATCATTTACTGGCTTTGGCATAAAAAATGTGTTAGAAAATGATTCTGTTCTTGAAGCAAAACGAGCTTTGTGTAGGTCACTATAGTTTTCCGTAATAGCCAAAAGTGCCAGTATTAAAGCATCGTGTGCGTGATCCACTGCTGAGCCGCCGGCCTCAAACACAGGTCTTCCAGTTTGGGTAGTTCTTACAACAACGTAGGAAATCAATTGCATGTATATTTCTGCGTCTCTTTCAGAAATAGCTAAAACTTCTTTTTCTAGATATTGTCTAAGATTATCGACCATGTACGGTTTGATTTCTTTTTTAACATTTTGTTTTGTATATGGGTCTTTAACATCTATAGTTTCACTAAAGCTGACGCCTTTAACTCTTTCCTTCAATCCACTCACAGGATTTTCCACACCGTACTTATGCAGAAGTTCGACCTGGACTTCTCCATAGCCTCTGTCAACATAAATATGTTTTGGTTTAAAGATGTTATTAAGTTCAACTATTCTAGATACAGCTTTAGTCAAAGTATATTCTGATCTAGGTATTTCTTCTCTATAGCAAATTTTTACTTTGTTTCTAAATCTTTCTTCTTCATAAGAATCAGAACATGCTTCTAAAACAACTATATTAGTTCCGGCTCCATACTTATCCCAGTCAACACCTATTGTGTGAAAGCTTCTTGCTGAAGTAAGTTCAGGGTGATAGTCCCAACCTGGTTCCATAAATGCTTTGTCAACATATTTTCTAGGATAGACGCCTTCTGCGTCTTCGCCCCAGTCAGCTTCAATTTCGTGCCTATATCCAATTTCTGAATATTGTTCTCTAAATTCATCTTCTTGATCTTTAGAAAAATATGGGTTGCAATACGATGGAAACCAAAATTCTTTAAATCTTTCGCTTCTGCACCATTCCCAAAATCTTTCTCTTCTACCAGTTGGAGTAGAGGCACCGATCAAAACTTTATCAGGTTGGTCTTCTGCTGTTTTTTGCAGCATTGCATAAAGTGCATCCAGGTCGTCCGCATGCATGTAGTCCATTTCGTCTAACACAATCATATGTGCTTCCTGACCACGAGCTACGTCTGATTTACCACCTGAGCGCATACCTGATGTAAAGAATCTAATGGTTGAACCATTACTGAATTGAATCATGAATTGAGGGCTTGTTACTTTTCTTGTTATTGAGTTTGTAACAATTTCATTCTTAGAAGCAAGTCTTAAAATTTCTTGATAGATTAATTCGACGTGTGATTTCATTGGCGCAATAACAAGACATCTTCCGTCCTTGTGCGTATAGCTATAATGGATAAGTGCAATAGCCATACTGAAAGTTTTACCAAGACGACGACCAGCTCTAAGAACTTTTCTTACTGATGGGTCACGAAGAATTAGAGTTTGATAGACCCTAGTCTCTGCTTCAAGAAATTGTCTAGCCCAAACACAAGGATCTTTAGCTATGTGTATTTGCCTTTGTTGTTCAGCTGAAATTCCTAAATCCATTAATTCAAGATCTAATTCAAATGGCTCATCAACCAAAAGTGCTAGTTCTCTATTTGTTAATGGTCTTTCCATAATTGGTTCACCGCTAGCCCAATTAAGATGATTTAATTTATTTTTAAATACCCATTCAATTCTATTTATTTGTTTGAATGTTTCAACATCTTGGTCTTTAATAATTTCAATTAAATCTTCTCTAGAAAGTTTTTCTAATGACTTTCTAAATGCTATCGTTTTACTTTGCAAGGAGTTCATAGGTTATCCAAAATGGGCTGCCATCATACTAGCTTCTGATCCAAGTAAGCTTCGTGCATTAAGTCTTGAATTTTGAATTGCCATAACACCTCTAGCTCTTGAAGTTGCTGCTACTTCGTTGTCTTTAAATCCTGTACCAAACATTGGTTTATTAATAGTTCCTTGCATTGACTTCATAGCATCTTTAGCAAAGTTTATTCCGCCAACTGCCATCTTGCCAATACCCTTACCTATATCATACATCAATTGGCCAGTCGATAACACGTTAAGTGGACCTAATGCTGCACCACCAAGTCTTGCTGCACCCATTGCTCCCATTTTTGCTGCAACTACTCTACTTCCACCAGCTCTAGCATACTGAGCAGCCATACCCATCATTTTGGTGCCACCTGCACCTCTTGCCATAAAGTTTCCAGCATACTTTCCAGCTGTTCCAAAATCATCCATAAATTGAGCTGCATAAGCTGCTGTTCCAACACCAGATTTTACACCAAGCCTTGTGCTTACTTGATGTATTATTCTTTGTTGTCCCCTGGTCATATTGCCAGCATTTAGAACTCCGTGATAAGCAGTTGTTATTCTATTGCTTAAAGTTCCTCTGGTCATAGTTGAGGCGACTGCAGCAGATGGGTTTGCCGATATTCTTGCCATATTTGCGCGTGCTGCTGAGTTTGTTATAAGGTCATCTACTGCTGCAGTTCTAGCCCCAGCCATACCTCTTGGTGTAATTCCTCTTGTAGGAGCTGCTCTTCCTGCAGCAATTGCACTTGGATTATTGACTAGGGCATTCATTGTTGGGTTAGCTGCGCTTTGCACTTGAGCTATATTATTTACTATATTTGTTCTTTGAGCTTGAGCTCTTATGAACCTTCTTTGTGCTCTTCCCTGTAATGTTCCACCACTATCAATTGTTCTTTGACCTACTGCAATAGTTTTTTCTATATTATTTATTTTATTTAATGTATCAATTCTTCCTAAAACGCCACCACTAAAGGCTCTATCTGTTTTTGGATCAAAGTCATCTGCAAGACCCATTGCTTTTCTAAAGCCTTCATTTTTTGATAACTTTCCAGTAATAGAGTTTACTGCACCACTAAAAACTTGAAAAGGATTATAGGCTCTCTTTATATCTCCACCACCAAGTGCAGCAACGCTGTTCATTCTATTAACTGCTCTTGGATTTAAGTTATTAATCCTAGCTGGATTTGCCATTGCTGTTTTACCAGCTGCTGATGCTCTAGCTGCTCTTCTTGACAAAAATGGTGATATATTGTGTGGACTTCTACTTGCTCCACCTAAAAATGATGATGGACCACCCGGTGTGTGCATTTGCCCATTTATAACTCCACCAAACTTTTTAGCTCTAGCTATTTGACGGGCATTACCAACACCAGCAACGTCGTGGAAACCACCTCTAAGCATCGTGTTTCCATAGCGTCTAGAGTTAATTAAGGCGGACTGCATGATTCCAGGCGTGAACATAGCAAAGTCGTAAGGACTACTTACATCTGGTGGCTGCTGTGCACCTGGGTTCATACCCATGTCAGACATTAGCCCCTCCTCTGATTATGCATACCTAAAACTATGTTTCCGCTTGCATTTAATCTTTCTGCATTTAAAGCTGACTGATTATAAAATGGTGATTGAGTCATTATTTGTTGGTTAGCCCTTGCTGTATTAATCGGACCAGCAACTCCTCCGGCCAATCCTACTCCTCCACCAATGAATGCTCCGGCTGCAGAAGCGGCAGCTAACCCCTTGCCCTTGAGGCCTAATTTTTTACCAAGCATAGCTGCACCAAAACCACCAATACCTGCACCTACCATTGGTGCTCCAATTAATGCTCCTCGTCCTCCAACATTTACGCCATGTCTTATAGCATTAGATGGAAACAGTCTTCTTGCGGCAGTTGATCCTGGTAATCCTGACGCACCATACATCATTGAGGGAGTTAGATCAGTTCCTATTACTTTTTGGTCTGCTTGTGGATCACCAAAAGCAACATCCATGCTTGCATCTATTGCAGCTGGAGCTACTTGATCATACATTCCTTTTATTCCCATGCCAGCCAATAGAGCGCCTACGCCAACTTTTCCAGCTGTGCCCATACCACTAAATCCAGAGGCTTGACTTACTAATCTTCCTGCTCGATTAAGAATTGACATATCTATGCTCCGTATAAATGATTATATTTATTTGCGCCCATTTGGGTATGGCCTATTTTGTTTCTATCTAAATTCCCTACAACTCCAGCTGTAACTAGTGGATCTCTTCTTGAAGAAGTTTGACGCGCTAATGCTTGATCTGCTCTATTAAAGTCACTTATTGACATTGGACCCTCTTGTTCCAATGGCTGCTGTTCCATAACTTCATCTATTGGATCTGATTTAGCTTTCCTTGTAGCTAAATAGTAACCGGCACTTAGCGCAGCTACAGCTCCTACTGATTTATAAACTCTAGGTTTAATTACCTTTAATCTATTTAGCAAATCTGTGTTGGTTGCACTTGAACTTGAATCATAAGCTATTTTTAATCTATCTAAAAATCCTTGACTTTGATCTGCTCTTCTAATACCAGCTTGAAGCATTCCTAGTTGTGAAGTTGCAGAAGCTCTTGTTTTTATATCTGTAGCGGCTTCAAGTGCATCTGATGCTATTCCAGGAGTTCTTCTAACTCTATCTGCTTCTCTTAGGGCTGCTTCTGAAACTCTTGGCACTAATGTTACACCTTCTTCTGAAACATTAGCAATGCTATATGTAAGGCCCTTACCTGAAGCTATTGTGTCTGAGTCAGCACCTTCTCCGGCCACTGACAATAGTTGAGCTATACCTTCAGATGCTTTTCCTGGCTCTGCAGCAGCGCCGCCAAATCCAACCCTAATTATAGTTTGTGTCATAGATTCTATTTTTGCTTTTGCTGCGCTTGTAGTGGGTGCTTGACCAAATTCTCCCAATATAGAAAGTGCTTGTTCTCTAGTTGTTGCTAGACCTGCTTCGATTGCTGCTTCAGGTGTTTTTCTTCCGGCTTGGAGTATGTTGTGTATTGCTTGATATGCTGATCTGGCTTCTTCTGCTGCTTGCTTCTGAGCTAATGGACCAGTGCCCCTAGCTATTTCTCCACCAAGAATAAAGTTTACTGTTGGATTTAGTTCTTCTCTTACTCTTAATGCTCTTGATAATCTAACTGAGTGAGTTTTTAACTTTAATGCTTCTTCATCTAATAATTTAACCCTTTTTCCAGAAGAAGTATATGTTGTCATCTCTTTTAATACAGATGTTGGAAGCAACAAAACGCTGTCTGTGGTAACTAATTCTTTTTGTGTGCCGGCATGAAAAATTCCTAATTCACTAAAATATTTCATAGTGTCAGAAAGTCTTTCAGACAAAACGCCTACCCTAGTATCTTCCCTGGCTACTCCCAAGGCAGAGGCAATCAGCGTTTTGTTTTGGGCACCTTGGCCAGAAGTCATCTCCGATAAAGCTACCATTAATGATCTAGCTTCAGGGTTAATACCAATAGATCCAACTCCGGCATCTCTTAATGATCTCGTATAGGTGTTTGCGGTATCTAAGTCTATCCCATTAAATTTTTTTCTCATTAAACCAGTTATGGATGAAAACACTCCTTCAGTATTTGACATATTGGGATAGCCTATATTTGTTCTAGTTGATGACATTCCTGATATAAATTGAGCTTCATTAGTATCAGTTATTTGTGGTGTTATAGCATCGATGATAGGCCTAGATCTACTAGTTGCAGTATTTGTGACTAAATCATTAACAGATTGAATATTTCCAGCATCTATAGGATTTATTCCCGTTGAGATAATCATGGATTGATTATCGCCAAGGCGTTCTCCAGCCTTAATTGCTCTTTCATCTTTCAAAACTCTTCTTATGTAACCCTCTGCATCAAAACCAGAAGGCAAAGCTGTAGATGCAGCTTCTGGTCCAGAATATAATCTAAACGACCTTGAATTGGGATCAAACTTTATAGTTCCAGTCAATCCACTTAGTGCTGGATCAATCCCTTCTTTTGCTGCAGCATCTATATCAATCTGAACTCTTTTAATTGCACCGGTTTGTGTTAAATTATCAAATACAGAATTTGTTAATGTTCTTACGTCAGCTATATTTGTAGTTACCGTAACCGCACTTGATCCACGTTGTCTTCTTTGTGCTCTTAAAACTAGCCTTGCCATTTCTGGCGTAAGATTACTTAAGTCTAAACCACTTATTGGATCTGCTACGTCTAGTTCTTCCATGTATTCAAGTAGTTTCAATGTTATGTCTCTGTCAACACTTGCTATGTGTGCACCTTGGCTTGTGGCTAATGTTTCTACTAATTCAGAATCACCTTTTTCAGCTAATAGTTGCAAAAAATTAGTTGATTGAATTACGTTTCCTAAACCAAATGGAGAAACTGCCTCACCAGCTACTCTTGCCCTGTGCATTGCAGATGGAGAAAGTAATCCTTGAAACGCAAGTAATGCTTTTTCCTCGGTTGCTGTTGCAACTGTTGATAGACGATCAACTAATCTATTATTTAGCCTTTCTTTGACTAAGCCTAAAGTATCTATTATTCCACCATTGGCCATTTTTGTTTCGAATTCTTTTAGAAGCTCTTCTCCTCCTTTGTCTAAAAATTCTGGTATTGATCTAAGAGTTTGGCTTATTTTTGGTATGTCAAAAGTTTCTGCGTTTTGTCCAACTAAATAATGGCCTGGTTGATTATATTTTTTTATTAAACCCACAAAATGATCTGCTGCTTGCTCTCTACCATCTTGGGTTGTCATATCAAATAATCTATTTATTCCAGATGTGCCAACTGAAGCTTCTCTTAAAGCAGTTGCGCTTGAGAGGTCCATTATCCTATTTAAGTCTGCAGGATCAGTTGATGGTAATCCTTTCATTTTTGGCGTAATTAATGACGCACCTAGTTCTTGATTTTCAATTCCAGGCACTCTGCTAATTCTTACAGAGCCATCGCTACTCTTTTGCATCTTGTGAGTTCCTGATGAAAGAGATCTCATCAAAGATTCTGATGTTACATCTTCTGTTTCGATATCTAAAGAATGAAGAATTGCGCCATCTGGCAAGTCTGATAGCGATAGTCTTCCACCTCTAGCAACTCTTTTAGTTAATGTTGAAGAAGATGGAAGGGACTGCATTCCCATCCTAAAAGAACCTAATGGTGTAGTATTCGATAGTGATGTTGCGTTTGGATCAATTGAAAAAGTAGCACCTTGAAGAATATCTATTATTGGTTCATATCCATCTGCAGTAGATGCCATGTATCTTGATGTTACTCTTGCTGGGTTTTGAGATGGAGTATACAGACCAGGAAAGCCAACATTTTCTATTAGGCTTTTTGTTTTTATTACTCTGGTATTAAAAATTTCCCTTAATTGATCTCTTGCTGTTAAGCTTGAAATTAAGCTAAGATCTATGGGTGCGTCTTCTGAGAGACCTGCTTGAATTAGTTTCCTTCTACTTGCACTAAGAGCTACCCCCTCTTGCAATTCTGTTCTCAATGCAAGCCTATAGTCTGCCTCAAAAGCTCTATAAGAGCTTAATTGTTCCTCTACTGTACCAAAGACTGCTCTATAAGCAGGTGACGAAGCTCTTATTGGTGATTCAATATTTTGCGCAATAGCTTGAGCTACTCTATCTCTACCAGCAGATGAACCAAAAACTTCTTCCCCAAGATTTTTATACATACTGTATAAATCACTAAATGGACCTGGTTTTGTTGTGTCACCAGTATATAATCTTGGACTTGCAACCCTGCCTACACCTAAGCCCTTGTAGCCATACAAATCTCTTCGTTCTTTAGCTTTGGCTGCTTGTTCTATTAGAATCTCAGCTTCACTTTTTTTCATTGGCATTGATATATCCTATGGTTCTGGAACCACCTCAGAGTCAATGATGTAATCATCTAATTCTGATGTACCTAGTTTTTTTCTTAAAAGTTTTTCTCTTTGGCTTTCTACCGCTTGCACTCTTCCTATAATGTCAGAAATTGCTTGAGCTGTATCAAGTTGGACTTGTCCAACCTTAGCCTTAGCTTCTCTGGTGGCTAATAGTTGGTTTCTTAAATCTTTTCTTCTCTTGTGAAGCTTATCTTCTAACTCAACAGCTAAATGCAATTCCTTCTTAAGAATTGGTTGACCATCTCTGTCAATTCCAATTATATTTTCTTGAATAAAATGCTCTTTTGCAAGTAGTTTTGTTTTGCGAAGATACTGGACTTCTTGATCTACTAAATCTCTGACCATCGAAACTTCCACTAAGTTATTTGGATTAACATCTAGTTGCTCTAAATACTCTGCGGTGAATTGAGCAACCATTGACATTTCAATTGGGCATGGTTTGTTTTTGGGAGCAAGGTTCTCTTTCATTAATGGGCATGTTGAGGCAAAAATGCATTTCTCAGCTTCGCAATTCATTGGTATAGAAGAAAACATTGCACTTCTAGTTTTTTGCGGCCTGATTAAATCTACTGCTTTTTCTTTTTGATCATCAGTCCAATGATCTGGAAAAAACAAATCTGGTCTCAAAGACTCAAACTGTTTCATGAAATTATTCTTATTATCTGGCTTTTCTAATTCTGACATTTCTCACCAATCTACGGATATTCTGACAATATTTCATTTAAACTTTTTTGCAGCTTACTTATAATTTCAGCATTGGTTCCTGCGTTGGTTATCAATCCTACTTCTCTCATTTCATCTGGAGTTAAAGAAGAATTAATAAGATACCTTGCACCTTTGCATAAATCGCAATAAATTTCTTTTTCTTCCATTGAACATATACAAGGATCTATAATAGAAAAGGCTTCAAGAGCTTTGGCTATTTCATACCATTTGTTTTTAAACAACTTTTTAGTTTGCTCTTTATAGGCTCTTAGTTTTTGTTGATCACTCGATAAAAGAGTTCCCATATCTAATGATTGCTTCATCAACTCCATTATGGTTCTATAAAGGAAATTAGGTAGCTCAAAATCATCATTTTCATTTATGTACATTTTCCAATTATTCATATCATCAATGATAGCGTATTATGCGTATCTTCCAGAGCCTTGTGGTGACGATATTGGGTTAATTGGTTGCGATGGTGGTCTATATGAATTACCTCTTCTATTGCTATAAGCCATATTCATGCCTGAGGCACCCATTACTCCATAGGCAGTCATTCTTTTGCCGGCTTTTATGTGACCAGGTCGCAAATATGCGCTCATGGCAGCTGGTGTTACCATTCCAGCTGGTGCTGTAGCTGCCATTGCACGTGCGCCTGATGATATAGCTTTTCCAGCTTTTGTTCGGCTACCTATAGCTGCGAACATGTCGCCTATATATTTTC